GCGAACTCACCAAGGAAGGTTGGTGCTTCAACCCATGCAGCTGAACCAACGTGAGCACGCTCAGCAAGTGTCTCTGCGGCTGGCTTCTCGAAGACGTTTGCGTTGTGGTTTGCACGACCTGGTGCTGAAACCATTCCCTGCATCATTCCCTTTTGGAAATCATTTGGGACGTCGGTATCGGTAGCGATACCCTCTTCGAAGCGAAGTGGACCACGGCGAGTTACGTTGTCAGCGCCCTTGCGCTCGTAAATCTGAGGTGCACGCTCTGGAAAATGAGGTGCTGGTGAAATTGTCATAGTTACTCCTTAAGGATGTTTATGGAAGGCCATTCCAGGTAATAGTTTCCTACCTTTTGTCCTATCTGTGTTGTCTAACTAGAAAAAAGGATTACTAGAAGCAACTACCTCTGGCATGACTAAGTCCTGCGTCAAAGAGCAAGCAATAGCCAAGGAGTCCACAAAGTCGTCATGGGCGTAGGTTTCATTAGGGGCAGCAACCAAGAAGTTTGGTCCCTTAAAGGTAACTTCGGCATCCACCATTTGCTGGTAGAACCTCTTCCATGTACGGAGGCGACGAGTTTTGGCATGGGCAGGCCATGCAAGCATCTTTCTTTGGATAAGAGCTTGAAGGTGTTTCCATCGTTTGGACTGCTCGGTAGGGCTAGAGGTAAGAGCCATAACTTCTGCACGAGGCAACAGTTGTTTGAGACGTTGGGCTACTGCATCGCCAACACCGTTGCCGTCAACTCCCACGGCAAGCACGTCGTAGTTACTAAGGAAGTTCACAATTTGAAAGTATTGCTCTTCCCAATCGGCTCCTTGGATTTCTAACCAGTTCAAAATACGGTGGTCGTAGTATCCAAACTCATCTGGCCTATCCCAGTCCACCCATACAACGGTTACAACAGTGGAGTCAATCTTACGAGCAGGGTCCACTCCTACAACGACAGGAGTTTTGTGCCATGACTTTACGATTTCTTGAGAAGTGTCTCCCAACTCATCCATAACAGATGAGGTGACGAACATGCCTCGGTCAAGAAGCCATTTGCAGTTGTACGACATCTGGAACTCATCTGAGTCCTCGCCAATGCGAAGCATCTCTTTCTTGATGTACGTCGAGTAGTTAGGGTTGACCTTGGCTACTTCTTTCCAGTCCCATTGAAAATGATTCTGTCGTCCACGAGCAGTTTGCTTGCGTCGGTTGAGCTGGATGGCACGATAGAAGTTGTTCTTACTGGTTGTGGGAGTGCCCGTCTTCACCATGGTACCTGCGTAGTACGCAAGCATAGGAGAGATTGATTTAGAGACAACAAAGTCATCAGCTTCTTGGCACTCATCAATGACGATGAGATGGAACGACTTAGATTCAATCTTTGCACGAGGGTTGGCAGTCATCATGGTTATGGTAGAGCCAGACTTTTTCAGTTTAATCTGACGAGTTACACCGCCCACACGCACTGCTGAATCATCAATCTCTGAATCACCCAAAACTTCAATTGCTCGTTCTGAAGTCAAGCGGGTAACTGCACGACCAAACAACGTTTCTGCCTGACCTTCAGTAGGAGCGAACAGCCCCACCCATAGACCATCTTTAAATTTGCCCAATAGCTCTGGAAATAGCTTGGCAAGACGAGGAAGCAAAATCATTAACGTTGCTACGGTATCCGCAACAGTCTCTGACTTACCTGACTGACGAGATGCAAGAGCAGTAATTTCTTCGCCATCGTTAATGATGACGGACTCCATGATGCGACGTGCTAAAGGCTTTTGATAGGGGTGCAGGTCATGCCCAACAAGAACTTTCAAGAAATCCAGCATCTTATCGATAAGCTGGTCTACAAACTTTTGAGAAAGCTCGTCAAGAGGCTCATCAATCTCTTCTTGAACGGGAGCTTCATCCTGCAAATAAAATTCGGGATTTATCTCCTCAAATTTTTCTTCGTCTATCTCACTCATGTAGACCGTTTCTTTAGCTCTTTAGCTATGGCGTAAAAGACTTCGGCTCCTAAAACAACTTCGTCAAGAAGCTCCTCACTCGGACTCCTTTGCCAAGTGGTAATACACTTGCCAATCGTGTACATCGAGTGTTCCATCCATTGAACTAAGTCTGGCGTAGAAATCTTCGAGACTCTCTTCTCCACCCGAGTCTGGGGCTGTCCATCCTGCTTCTTCCGTAAAATCCTCATACGTTACATCCCGCCGTTCTAATGCTCCATTGAGTGCTGCTTCTTCTGTTGTAGCACCTGTCCATTTACCAAAGACTAGCGCTTTATATTTAGGCAAGCGTACTATAAATGGCTTTGCTGTTCTAAATGGTTCTTCTATCTCTTGCGTCCACCCACGTACAACTAGTTTCTTACCCCATTGATAGGGGAAGTTAGTTACTTGAACGAATGCTGGACCGATGTCGTGTACTTTTGGCATTCCTACTTTTTCTTAGGTCGTGGAGTTTTCTTCTTTGCAAGGTCAGGGCGACCGCCGTAGTGTAGCTGAGCAGCACGTGAAAGTCGGTAGAACGCTTTGCGAGCTGTTGCTGAGATTTCCGCAGTATCGGCTGGACCACGTGGTTTAGAATCTAGGTACGCAAGAATGTAGCGGCCCTTAGATACACGAGCCTTAAATGCTTGCCACTCTTGTGGCTGAATCTGGTAATAGTTGTAAAACGTTCCATCACGGAACACAACGGTAATCTTGCCTTCCGTCTTATCGTAACCAGCGGCTACTGTGCGTGGGCGCTTGGGATTGATGGTGGAAGTTGGAACCACACTCAGCTCTGCTGGTGATTCGTCTTCCATATCTGGTTCTTCGCCAAAGTTGTCATAATCATAACCGCTTTGATTGGTGTCGTAATACTCCATGGTATTAGGGTCTTTAAGAAGTTTGGTAAGGGGAATGATTTCTTCAAACTCGCCATATCCCGATGAAACAGGAAGACCTTTAAATCCAGGGCTAATGATGTCTTGAATGCCCGCCATTTGTTTTGGGCCGAACTGACTACCTACTGCTAAGTTCAACAACTCGGCAGCAGATGGAGCCACCACTTTTTGTCCTTTGGCGGCTCCGCCTGCTGGTCGAGTCATTGACTAAAACCGTACTGCTTAGGAAGCGAAGTAAGGTGTGATTGTTACAGTTGCACCAACTGCTACAGAGGTACCAGCTGCAGTTCCCTGAGCCTTGATTGTTCCTGCACGAGCAGCAACCTTTGCTGTAGCACCTGAAATGCCAGAGTGAGATGTGATGTCTGCGTGTGTCTGTGCCCAACGAATGTTGTTAGCATCTGGAACAGCGGTGATGGTGTGTGTACCATTAAGGTCAGCGTCATTTGCGGCTGAACCTGAGCCGTTAACAAGACCAGCAACTGTTACAACATCGCCAACAGCATAGCCGTGGTTGCTTACAGTTACAGAAGCGACGTTAGAAGTCAATGTAATTGCTGTAAGAGCTGGGTTGTATGCAGACTGGGCAGAAGCAACAAGTTCAAAGTCTTGAAGAGCATCTGTTGCTGCTACGGTGGTAAGGCCAATGACGTTTGGAACTACAACGTAGTCAACGCCAGAGGTCTGAGAACCTGTTGTATTTGGTGTGTAAAGAGGATAGCCATTCCAGCCATCTTCTGCGATGTTGTGTGAATCCTTGGTGTAATCAAGGTTTGAACCACCGTTAGCGGTGCGAACATCGTTTGGTTGTAGTGGGAAGTTACCCCATACGAAATCTACTGCCACGTTTCCCTTATCGTCGATAAGGTGACCGTCGTTATTTGTAGCCATTTATTTCCTCACAATCATGATTGTCTAGTTCAGCCTCAAGAAGTACTTCTTCACAAGCCCGACATCTGAAGAAGCGTACATTGTCTAATCCGACGTGTAAGGAATCCGAATGTTGGTCGTCCACTTCCATCCGAGGTTGGGCTAGAACTTCGGGCGGAAACGGTCCTCTAGGACTGTGCGCTACCGATGGTACAGCATGACCCTGCACGGCGAACTTGCGAATGAGGGGCATTATTGTGCTGTCTTTTTAGCGGCCTTTGTAGGTCGAGGAGCTGGTGCAGGAGTTTCTTCTACTGGTGCTGGAGTTGTAAGAGCGGAGATTGCTTCTTCTTGTGCTGCTTTCATGGAAGCAGTTGTCTGAAGCAATCCCGCCTTCTTACGTGACTCGAGGAAGCTAGGCAAGTGCTTTTCGCAATACAACACAGAAGTCTTAGAGGTCAATGGATATACATAAACAGCATCGTTATTGCAATTAGCACAGGTCATTTACTTTGCCTTCTTTGCGACTTTCTTAGCAGCCTTCTTAGCTGTCTTCTTTGCTACTGCCTTTTTAGCAGGAGCTTTCTTGGCAACCTTCTTGGCAGGAGCTTTCTTCTTTACAGCTTTCTTAGGGGCTTCCTTAGTAGCTGTGGTGTCAACGTTTTCTACTGGAGCTTCTGGAGCAATTTCTGCCAAAGCGTCAACAGCAGTGGTCTTTCCTTTGCCGAATAATGGAAATGCCATGATTCCTACTTTCTTTGATGGGTAAGCGAGACTACCACATTAGTCCTTGAGTAGAGGATTCGCCAGAATAAATTGGCGCTCCCCCACCCATAGGGCCTGGACGTGATGGGTCTGAAAATACTTGGGATAAACGCTGCCTATCTTCAGGAGAAAGGTCAGGGTGTTGCGACAACCGTTGAG